TTGGGCCATCCGATCGGCGATCACCTGCTCCATGCGCTTGGCGCGCACGCCGGCCTGCTTGCGGTAGTCCTTCTCGGCCTCGGCTCGCAGCTTGTCGCCCAGCTCCCGGGTCAGTTGCAGGAACTCGTCCTGCGCCATCACCTCGCCACCGGCCTGTGCCGCCTGGACCATCGTCTGCTGCGCTTGTGCCATGGCCTTCTTGACGACGGCCACCTTCATCGCGTGCGGCAGGTCGGGCAGCGGTGTCGCCGTCAGGCCCCACGGCTGCTCGCCGGTGGGCAGCACGATCTCGCGGATCCAGGCGCTGGCGCCCCGGCACTTGGCCTCGGTGATGTCGGCCCACACGACGTTCATGCCGCCGTTGGCCGCCTGCAGTTGCGCCAGGGCGGCGGGGCTGTAGACCCCACGCCGGGCCCGCAGGCACTCCAGCAGCTTCAGGTCGATCTTGGCCCGCGCCAGCTTCGCGTCAGCCCACGCCTTGCGCACATGGCTGGACAGCACCGACTCGGGCCGCACCTCCAGATCCATGGTCTCGGGCGGCGCCACGGCGTCCCGCTGCATGATCTGCTGCAGGCCCAGGGTGCGGATCAGTGGGTTTGTTTCGGCCATGGTGGCCGTAATGATACACGTGTCAACGGCTCCAGATCACCGTGCGCCGCTTCACCGGACGGACCTTGGCAGAAACCAGCTTCCGTGCCGTAAGTTCGGGCACTAGCGAAATCGCTAGGCTGTCTGCCCTATCGGGTGATTTTCCGCCGTTTTTCTTCGCATCCTTCTTGCTCTGCAGTTGTATGCGGAAACGGTTGTCGGTGGCGTAATCAAGGCTCGTCAGTTCGTTGGCGAGGTTGTCGTCATCCGGGATCTGGCCGTGTTCCAGCCATTCCCGCATCTTGCCCCACGCTTCGCTGCGCAGGTTCGCGTATTGCTTGTCGTCCCCGGCCGGGATCCCCCACTGCACCGGCACGAGTGGCGGCAAGCCCTGCATCCGGTGCAGTACGCCGTCCAATTCGGCGCCGTTGCCTATGGCGTCGTAGGCGATGCACGAGACCCCGCCCTCTTTGCGCACCAGCTCGAAGACGCGACCCGCGAGGTCGAAGCCGTCGAAGCCCTGCAGCGTCACTTGGTAGTGGACCTTCAGGCCCTGTCGCAGTGTGATGACGGAGGCATCGTCGCCGAACCGTGCCGGATCGACCGACAGCACCTTCGGGTGCGAGATGTAGTCGCGCTCGTTCAGTCGGCGCCGGCGGGCGTTGAAGACCAGTTCCGGGCTGATGAAGTTGGCGAAGCCGGCTCGCGGGAACATCCCCCGGACGTGGACCCGCACGAAGTCCGAGTCCTCGCCGTACTCGTCCACCCAGGACTGGATCTCGGCCTTGTTCGAGAAACTCACGTCCCGGTTGTCCACACGGGTGACGTGGTTGCGGCCGGGTTTCGTGCAGTTCTGGAAGAACTGCCCTGACGTGCGTGTCGGGTTGCCGTAGCGCAGCCAGATGATCTGCGTGTCGGCGTCCGTCAGCACGCCCCGCGTACCCTCCCACACCGGATCGGCGATGCCGCTGGCCTCGTCGAACAGGATCAGCAGCCGGCTGCCGTTGTTGTGGAGGCCGTTGAAGGCTTCGACGTTGTTCTCGGACCAAGGGATGGCGTCGATCCGCCACGACTTCTCCCGTTCGGGGTCGTTGGCGATGAAGATGCTCGTCGCAGTCAGCTTGAAGAAGTGCTTGGCGATGAACATCGAGTACCACTTGCTGAGTTCCGCCCACGTTTTCGTGCGCAGTTGTCCCTCAGTTGTGGCGGTGACGACGCCCCGGGTGTTGGAGTGCGTGCTGACGGCCCAAAGCACCCACCACGAGGTAAGGGCACTTTTTCCGACGCCTCGGCCTGCGGTTACGTCCTCTTGCACGACGCATCCCGCAGCGCCGCCTTCACGCACCTTGGCACCGACCCGGGCAAGCTGATCGATCTGCCACTGCTCCGGACCGGCCTTCTTCTCCAGCGGCGTCCCCGGCTCACCCCATGGGAAGGCCCACATGACGAAGCCCAGGGGGTCGTCGTGGTAGGAGGCAAGCTGGTTCAGCAGCGCGCCTACGGCGCTGCCTGAGATCGCGTCAGCCATGAGCGGCGGTCAACCTTCGCGCGCGAGGTTCGAGCGCATCTCGTAGCCCATCAGCGGCCAGACCTTGTTGACTGCGCTCTCGCGGGCGACTCTGCGCCCGATGTCGGCGTTGAAGTTCTCGGGGCTGGCGCAGGCACTTTCCCCGGTCACGGTGAAGCCGTTGCGCAGCACCAGGACGCAGAACGTCAACAAGCGCAGACTGCCCGGCGGTTTGTCGTGCAGCACCGTGCTGCCGTGGACCCCGTCTGCGGCCGTGAAGTAGTGCTCGCTGGCGATGTTCGCCTCGATGTCGGCCGGCGTGATGCGGGGCGCCTTGTTGGCGACTGCGGCGATTTCCTGTTCGGTGATCATTCCATTCTCCTGGCGAATTCCGCCATCAGTTCCTGCGCGATCGCCTGGATGGCGTATGCCTCCTGCTCGCGCCCGGGGTTGTGCTCGCCGATGTCGTCGGCGTACTGCTGCCAGATGTGCACGGCCTCGTGGACCAGCAGGCCGGCCACCTCGATCGGGTCGCGGCCTTGCCAGTCGTCCAGGCACACGACGCAGGTCTGCCCGCCCTTCGGCGGGATGAGGGTGTGCACAGTGGCCTGCTTGCCAGGCAGCACCCACGGCAGGGTGCCCGGGTACTTGATGTGCCTCAGTGCGGCGTGCAGCTCGTGCTCGTGCAGGCACAACGTGAGGTAGGGGCCTGGCGCGGCGATGTGCCGGTCGAGCCAGCGGGTGCGCGCGGTCACGGCGTCAGTACACGCCGTTGCCGCACGATCCGGTGCTGGTCAATAGAGGTCATGGTCGTCCTCGTCAGGGGGTGGGTCGGACTGTACCACCCGTTGCAGCGGCCGGGATTCCACGTCCTCGGCCGCGGTCATGCGCCGCTTGGCAGCGTCCAGCCGGCTGGCGAGCGCCCCGGCCAGTGCGTTGACCCCGTCTTGGGCGTCGTCCCCGATGAGCTTCGTGTGCCGGGCGAACATGTTGAGCGCCGCCATCTTGTCGTACCGCTTGATCTTCAGGACGCGGGTCTCGGTTCGCTCCTGCGGAGCGTCCTCATCCTCGGTGGCGCGGGCCTTCTTGACCTCCACCTCAATGGCCGAGATTCCGGCCGCGGTGTCGTCGTCGAGGTCCGAGATGTCCTTGAGGGTTCCGTCGCTGTTGAACAGGCCCCGGATGTCACCGAACGCGACCCGTGCGATCTCGCGCTTGACCGTCTCCGGCGTCACGATGTGGCTCAGGGCGTCGTTGTACGGCCCCAGCAGCTCACTGATGGCCTCTTTGACCGGCTTGCTGTCGGCCAGGTTCCGTACGAAGGTGGGTGAAGGGCGTACAAACCCCGCGGCTTCGGCCGCTTTCATGGCGTTGAAGCCGTTTCGCACGAAATGCTGCGCAAAAAGCTTCACCAAGCCGGGCTGTTTGACGACCGCGGACGTATTTGCCTGCGGCGCAAGCACCGGAAGGCCCTTCGGCGGGACTTTTCGGGGGTCTGGGGCGAATTCCATAAAATTTCTCTGCAAAATTTTTGGGGGTGTGGGAAATCGCGGTTTTTGGTGCAAAAAATCGCAATTTTTGGTGCAAAAAATCGAATTTTTCGTTATGTGGCTTGTGGGGGAGAGGCCCCCGCACCGGGGTACACCCCCTGCGATTCGCGGGCCCTCCCCCGGTCCCCCCACCCCCTGTAAACCGCAGCCAGACCAGCAGCCATCGAAGACCAGTTGGTCCGATCCGCGTCGTCCCGCAGGCCGCGATCGAGCAGCCCCTGTAGGGCAGCCGTGGCCAGCTCCTGCCCTGACCGCTGGGGGTCTGCCATGGCCGCCTGGATCGGCGAACACCGCCAGGTGAGCTGCTGCCGATAGCCGGACGGGTAGACGATCAGGGCGCCGCCCACTGTCGGGTGGTCGGGGGCTTCGAG